CTCGGCTACGATATCGACAGTGTGAAAAGCATCATATCTTATGTCAAAGCGGTCTTCTGCGCTCGGAGATTCATCAAAGGCCTCGAAGTACCTGCAGATCTCAAGACGTTCATCAAAGCAGGATGTAGTTATGAGGCAGTTATCCACACCCCCACCAATGTCATCCCCGACTACATGTCCACCGCCTTAGGCGCTGTCAATGCAGGAGGTGAGCCATTCATGATGTATTACGGTGCTTACCTTGCAGGGCTCGCAACACTCACTTTATATGTCCCTGAAGTCTTACAGATCCCCCCCGCTAGGAGTGCAGTCTACACCCTTGTCTGTACAGACGACAATGGCTGGGGCATTCCAGACCTTGTTCAGTGGTGTACTAAAGACGTGACTGACCAACTGACCCGCTCTAATGCAATCTTCATCACTGCTGCAGAGGCTGCTGCTACACATCACGCCCCTAACTCCATTAGCGCATCTGCTGCAGACACATGGTTCCGGATAAAAAGGCAAGAAGTCGAGATCGTTAGCAAAGCATACATCTTCAAGAATCCCTTCTCATGCAGGAAAGTTGGGCCTATCCACCCGAACCAAATAGTCAAGAATATGTTGCGTGACGAAGTCATCAACAGCTATATAGCAGACCCATGGAAAACCCTGCTTGCTTCTGAGATGAGCCCTTCAACTGAAATGTTTTACGAAGCACTATATCAGACTGGCCCTGTAGATGCCCTCATTACACATCCCCTAGCTGAGTGCATGCCAGGTGCGTTCCTCGCAGGCCTTGAGGCCAAGTGCGTTGCATCCACTACCGTTGTTTCCCAGTTAGATAGCCGCACTCGCCACCAGATACAGAGAAGAGCACAGAGAGCAGGGAGAGACATGATCATGTACCTGGAGGAAACACTCCCAGCAGGCAGCACAGCAGACATCCGCCCTATGATAGGCCAGCTCAACGTATCTCAATATACAATTGCAGAAAGAGATTATTTCTTCAGCGTGAACGGGTGCACAGTGGTTAACCACACAATGCCTGACCCTATCGTTTCGTTTACCAACACTAGACACGACACAAAATCATACATATCGCTAAACATTGAAGGGTTCACCAACATGTCAGCAACAGAGAGCGGGCTAGTAGATGTACGAGTTATCAGAGGCAAAGAAGGCCTATATGTCCCGCCCAAATCGAACTATGTCCTAGATGTTACCAATAAAAGACTCCAGTCCTGGGACCACATCACCAAGATGATTACTGCAGGCTTGACAGTCCTTGCTGCTGCAGAAGATAACGGCCATGAGGTCCACGGCTTGGCTTACTTTTTCTTGAGCCTATGGTCTAAATATGCATCTGTCGACTTAAATGCACCCATCATCCCAAGCCTCAAAGGCAGCCTCAAGCGCCTGACCTTAAATCCTGGGTCTGTCCTACACCCCATATTTTGCCTCAGAAACCTCTCACAGAGCGTCGACATCAACCTGAAGACAGCACTCAATGCGCTCCCGGAAAGCGGCCACTTGCACGATCCACTAGCCACTATCACCGCCATGAGAGCTTGCGGGACAATCACTGCGGGCCTTCTCCTTGCCAGAGGCCCCTTACAATTCAGATGGAATATTGCACTCAGGAAGAATTTGATCATCATGCAATCCGTCACACCAATGAGGACAAACGGCCTTGTCAACTTCATCACACAACTCATTGACGACTCTCCGATCCCATGGGATTTCTCAAGCTACTGCCCCTTTTTCAACGATATCATAGATGCATGCACACTCTCATCTGGCATAGGTATTATGGCCACAGCACTGCTAGCAGAAAACAAAGAGACCTACTACGACGCAATATGTAGAGTCAGGGAACATGTTACAAAGGTCGGCATTGAGGTAGCAGCAAGAGAGCCAGGCACACTCCCTGCATTCTGCAAAATGAGAACCCCAATCCATGCGGCCAAAGTCGATGCCATAGCTGTTACCCAGGCTTTGCTCGCCGGCCCTGAACCAATCCATGCTTCTGAACACGGCGATATTTACGTTGCTGGAACTGCAAAACCCAGGCTCACAATGCTCACAACCCACATCTCGAGCAATGAAGATTCCAAGACCCTCACAAGTGCAATCAGGAGTGCACTAGTTGCTTCACTACAAAACAAGCCTTTAGCCCAGATCTTAGCATGCGCATTTGAACTTCCTGAACCTTACGACTTAATCAGAGCTACAATAACTGCCCATAAAGTGTGGGAACACGTCTTGTTCGCCTACAGGCTCATAGACAAAGGCGAGGGCAATGTAAGGCTCATTAGCGATGCATTCCTCAGACTCGGCTGCCCTGGCCTTAAGCTCAACCCTGAGCCAGACGCCCAGACACTATCTAGCTTTGCTGGAACATGCGTAAACGCCCTATGCCGGTCAGTAGTGAGTGAGTTCTCAAGGTTTGCAGGCGTCCATAAGTACAATATAGAAGCGCAGCCCAGAGCAGTAGTCATAACATCCGACTTCCATAATTACAACATCAAAAAGAGAAGCGCAGTCATGAAATCAATACTTAAAGCTAATATCAAAGCATTAGACGAGCGCATCACAGCACTAGAGAGCAAGTCGGTCAAACATACAGGCGACACAGTTGCAATCAGCACATACACAGACACAGCTGGCAGACTATCACGCCTCAGGATGCGCCGTAGAGTGTTCAAGTCGATCAATATATACGATAATGCCACTTGGGACGAACATTCTGTGATTGACGAGGTCATCGGAAGAATCCATAGGTCCTGCATACGCATCCTCAAGCGCTCAAGGGTCGTCAAACCATTGGCTGACAGAGCACCAGACCCCAGCACAGTCGCACGAGAAGACGATGGTGTTTTCCAATACATGAGCAATATCCAAGCATTCTTGCAGGCTGAAGAAATACGAAACAAATTCAACTTAGAGGAAGGATATGCCGGCTACATCGATGCAATGGAATGGGTGAGAGAAGACACTAAACGTGAGCAACATACAAATTATGCCTACGACCCTGCATCCCTCAGACCAAAGAGCATGAAGATCACAGAATATTTTGAGCGAGGCCCTGTCTCTATAATCGAAGTGCTATCTCGCATCCCTCCAGAGGAAGTCAAAGACATGAGCAGTGAAGAATTTACCGAACACATATCAGCCAAATACAATGAGATCAACGCTGACTACATCCCTGATAAGAGCAAAGTAATAGGCTTAGACAATCAAAAAGAAGCAGCAAAAGCACCTGAAAAGCCTACAGAAGCATACGTCTTGCCAGACTGGGGCACGCCTGATCAGCTCCCTTCTTTCCTCATGTCTGACGCGGAGTTCATGCCTACATACAAACCTGCACCAAAGCTCGAGCCTTGGAAGATGCTATTCGCTTGCTACTGTAGCGACATCATCACCAGCTACACACTTGGCCCTTTGATTGGCTGGAAAGGTGCAGCAGACGACGCTCTAGGCGTTCTCAAGGCAGCAGACCTACCAAACAAAACTGAACAAGAAGTCCTCGCATGGTTCCCAAACATTGGAGATATTTACCTCGGCTGCGAAGACAAATATACTGACGAGCTCTTGACCGTCCTTGTTGACGAAGAAGAGCCTGGCGACTACACCAACATGTAGTCAACCCTTACTATCATGAATCACTTTATAGCCACATATACCTACCCCCTAAACCCAAAACTTGAAGCTTTCGTGTGCGGTGTACTGGAGACCTAGTCATCCACCACTGCTAATGCAACCCTGGTCACGGATGAGGCCCGCAGTGTTGCATAAAGCTCCGATGGCTCACTGGGCAACTAGCAACACCTGCACAGGAAAGACTTCACAAAAAAACATTCCATCCCGAACCTCACCCTCGCTACTGCTTAAAACAAAATCCCCGAAGGCCACGAGACCAACGTTGCAGAGTTTGCCCCTGCCGACGACCATGCAGAGGATTTTAAAAATGAGCATCTTGAGACAGAAGTTTGTGTGCATTTCCCTCGATGGGATATCCTTTACGGGTCCGTGTGTGTCTGTG